TATAGATTTTTATCTTGCGTATTCCAAATATAATTACTGATGTCGGTTGTAATACTCTGACTAGAATTAGGTGAATTTGTAGTTAATAAGGGTAGATGTCTATCTTCAAAATCCATACTATCTATCATTTCTACATAGATGACTTCGTATATAACTTGGTTACTACCTTCATTTCTAGCCTTAGCAATTTTTATATTACCAAATCTAAATCTTTTCTTTTTATGATTAAGACCAATCATACTGATATATTCACCTGCATCTTTGGTTTCAATGCCTGCATAAATTAACATTTTAAGATCTTTTCTTATACCAAAATTTGGATCATTAAATCTATAGACATGCGTTTGAGGAAATACTTTTTCATTGTTGACTAAGTCTTCAAATAATTTTCTTTTTTCAATTTTCATATATGTTGTGGCATATATGTTACTATATAATCTATCATTTGGTGTGTTTATATCTAAAGTAAATTCTCTATCTATACTGCTATATGATGCTTGATCTCTCGCTCTAATAATAAATTTATATCTGCGATCAAAACTAGTGTTTCCATTATCAAAAGTTTGATTAGTATAAATTTCTCCGGTTAAAGTATCAGTATCATAAAAAGTTGTAAGGCCCTCTTCTTGATTAACACTGAATTGACGTATACGTCCTGTTATTTCACCAGTAGGCTCTAATGTAAGACCTGGAGGCAGTCTACCATCTAATATAATATAATCTATAACTGGATTAGGTAAGGTACTAGAAGCAGATATTTTTAAATTGCTAATAAAATTAGCATCTATACTGCCTAAATAACTATCGGTTTGCCAAGTCATATTACTATCTATATCGCCTAGTATTTTAATACTAAACGTTCTGCTAGTGCTGGCAGTTTCATTATCATTTCCAAATCGGGTAGCAGTTACAGTGAAATTGTAGTTTTTAAATATTTTTGATTGATATGGTAGTAGACCAAATAATTCACCAGTTCTAATGTCAAGTTTCATTCCCGCAGGTATTTCACTTAGACTACTATCTGGATTTGTCTCTTCTAAATAATATTGTACACTATTAAAATCAACTACTTCGTAAATATCCAATTTTATTACATGATAATTATTAGCTCTTAGTATTCCTAAATTAGGTGGAGTGCGCCAAATTGGTTGACGTAGACTACTGCTACTTGCAAGATATGCACTAGTTCCTACTTTTAATATTGTATTATCTGCTCTAAGGTAATCTTCACCAACAACATATATTCTAAATCTTCTTTTAACATAAGTATCTCCATCTGTAACAGTTACTATAAATTCATAATTTCTGTTTAATTTTCTTGGACCTCTATATGGAGCACTATAATCAAATGTTATACCATCAAATTTAAAACTATCAAATCCATTATCTGGTTTAATGCCGTAATCAAAAGCATATAAGTCGAATCCTTGATTATCAAAGCCACCATCTCTATCAACAATAGGCACAGCCAATAAAGGTTCTATAAAGCCAGTTATATGCCCTTTACGATCCATAGTTAGACCAGATGGCAGTTGACCTTCTGTATCGTCTATAAAAAAGTTTAATTCCTGTCCTGCTGCTGTATCATTGTCTATAGCAGTTAATTGAAAATCAACAGGGCTGGAATCTAAAATAAAAAATGTTTCATTTGGGCCTATTGGTAATAAATCTGCTTTATCAATAATTTCAGGAACATCTGCACCTTCAATGCTTATTTTAAAAGTTCTATCAGATATTAGACCTGAGATTATACTTTTAGATCTTATAACAAATTCAAAATCAGTTGGTCTAGATACTTCAATAGGAACACCTTCTATTGCGTGGTTATTATTATTGATTCTTAAACCTGTTGGTAATTTACCTGATATTATATTAAATGTCAAATCGGTAATAGGATACCCGCTTATAGGCATAGGAATATTAACAGAGTCTCCCTCTTGAAAGGAGCCTAATCTATATCCGTTATCGTAATCCCAAGCAAGTTCTAAACTATTCATACTTACCCCCTATAATATATTTATAGGTTTTGAACAGTATTTTTACTTGGCGTGAGGATCTCTACCCCATTGTACCCAATGAGGATCACCTTCATATTTTTCTCTTACTTGAGGCATGAAAGAATTACCTCCCCCATAAGGTAATGCTGTTCCAGGTAATATGCTTAGTTTAAGATCATTCATTCCTGCTGCTAAAGGAAAACTAAGTTGATCTCTGCTACTACTTTGTACGATAATGTCCCACCAATTCATTAAAGCAGCCTGCACTTTAGGGGTATTTTTATAGATAAAGCTGGTCATTTCGTATAAACCAGAACGTTCTGGCCATTTACATTTCCTTAAAATATCGTGACTAGCATTCATACACTCTACGGTTTCAAATCTACTTAGGGCTACAATGTGTAATTCTTCGTAAACACAATCTCTACGAGCGTGTTTAAACACACCCATGTCACCATCTTTTAAATATTCATTAACAATTATTCTTGGATCAGTTTGTACTTCGCAATAATGATCATGCCAAATATAATAATCGTAGTTAGGTACTAGTAAAAATCCTAATATTTTTGCCAATTTAACATTGCGTCTTGCTGCATAAACCGGATCTTTACTGAAATTGATTAAAGGTTTCATAAACCATACATTTACATTGTATGGTTGATCCGTAAAAGCATAGTAGTCAACACCTTCAAATCCTCCATTACTGGGGTCTTGTAAATCTGATTTTAGTCCTGATAATCCTGTAATAACTGCTATCTTCAAGCATACCCTCCGTCGATTACTGATCCTGTCTCAATAATATATATCGTTGAAGCAGAACCACCATCGACGGTTGTGAATGTCGCACTTACAGCACCTGGTACCCATTTGTCTCCATCATAGACTAAACTTTGGCCACTAGTAGGACTAGTGATTACTACGTCACTTAGGTCATCCAAACTATGATTAGTAATGTCACTGATTTGACCTATAAAACTATTGGCTTCTACAGCACCAGTAATTTTGAATTTTTTATTACTGGGAATGTTCAAATTTACATCATTATTGCTGAATAAACTCTTTCCATTTAGATTTAGGTTACCACCTAATGTTGGATTGGCATCCTCTGCTAGACTACTGGGTATAGCATCTTTTAAAGCATTAAAATTATTAATAACCTTGGCAAATGCTGTGCGTAGATCATCACCTGTGCCATCATTAGCATAGTTGCCTAGGTTAATTGATTGTAGTGTTATGGTTGGCATTAGGCTAACCTTACATAAACTGCGCCACCAGTTTGATAATACATACTACCTACAGCCACACCATTTGCTGCTGCGGCAGTATCATCAGCGTAAGGACCAGGGATACTAATGGAAGGGGTCGCACCATCTGTACCTTGTAGACCCTGAATACCCTGTAAACTTTGAATACCCTGTATACCTTGGACGCCTTGTACACCTTGTATACCCTGAATACCTTGTGATCCTTGTATACCCTGTAAACTTTGAATGCCCTGTACACCTTGTATACCCTGTATACCTTGTGATCCTTGAATACCCTGTATACCTTGTGATCCTTGAATACCCTGTATACCTTGATTACCTGTTATACCTTGTACACCCTGCACTGCCACATAGGGTAAAGTAGCCCAATTATTGGAATTATTACCAATCTTAAACTTGCCAGTATCAGTCTCGTAGCCAAATTCACCCTGTGAAAGTGTGGGATTGGCACTAGTCCATTCTGCTGCTGTTCCTCTGCGTAGTTGTATTTTTGATGCCATTTTTAGCCCTCTTTAGTATATTTACCGTTTACCAAGTTCCGCCACCCCAAGCCACACGTTTCCAAATATTGCCGCCAGGCACATACGCAGGGCTTGTGCTGGTAAATGTTAGAGGAAAATTAGCACTATAGGCCATACCACCAGTACCAACATAGGTATAGTTGGCATCAGAACTCACAGAAACCACTGTAGAAGTAGCACCACCGTCACCGTCTGATATTGTATCGCCTGCTGTGATCTGTAGTGTCTCTGCTGTCTTGGTCAGTTGGAAACTGTTGGTGTTCGCACTTGTAGCACCGTTCCATAGCGTAGCCACAGTGATCTGATGTCCTACCACTCCGTAGGCCGCTGTACAATAATAAAAATAGTCACTGTCAAATGCTACCAAACCAGCAACATCACCCACAGCACCTGTGCTGTGTGTAGGCGGAGTAGTAGCATTTATCCCACCTAATACACTAGTACCAGTGCTATCTACAATATCTCCGCCGGCAGGCAATGTCAGTGTGCCGTCGGCATTAAACTCCCAAACACTATTTGGTGGATAGAATTTTAAGTTTGCTCTATATGGTACAACCACAGTTTGATCTGCTAGTTGTATTCTATATAAGTTGGTATTAGCAGCATTA